ATTTATTCCTTAATGAAGATAGAAAGGAAACTGAACGCAAGATTAAAAGCGGTCAGTATGTTTTAGGAACTTTAAACTAAATAATATTAACTTTAAACAGAAACGAAAATGACTAATAATATTTCAAAAGAGCAAGCGATTGCAAACTACTTAAATTGCGAAATTGATGATTTAATAGAAAAGACTTACGACCATTACGGACTAGAAATCTTTGATGATTACGCAATAGGAACTGACGAAGAAGCCGACAAAGCCGTTGCCGATTATATAGAACAAACCGCATGGGCTTTTAATACTAGCTTTTTAGCTGAAATGACTGATTTACCCTACGAAGTTTTTGAAGCTATGCAAGATAAATGTGAAGGTAGCAACGAAGCTGTTTTAAAACTTATCCACAAAACTTGCGGGCTTGAAGATTTCGTTGAAGCTGCAATTGGTGCAGACGGCAGAGGGCATTTTCTATCTAGTTATGATGGCCACGAGATAGAACAAGACGGCTACTTTATCTATAAAATATAATACGGGGGATATATGACTATTTTATATATTATCTTAATAGTTGCGATGCTAGCAGGCATTATCTACATGGTTCAAGACGGGGCGACCTTTTGGGGCGATGTAGAAAAAGTAGCCAAAGGCAAACCAACTAAAAAGTATTTTACCGAGTTCAATAAGAACAAAACTAAATAATATTAACTTTAAACAAAAACGATTATGAAAATAGTAAAACAATCCATATTAGCAGTTCTAATAATGAGCTGCTTTATGTTCTTTTTTTATAAAGCGATTGCAAGAGCAGACAACCATTGCAGGGCAGCTAATGATTCTTATTGGGATTATAGATTCTGCATGGGTATTTAATAACAACTAAGAAAAGTAAATGATTATGCAAACAAATATTCAATACATAAAACCTAATGAGACGCTAGAAACTTTAGAGGCTTCAAATAAAAACTCTTATTGGTTATATAATTATAAAGGGCAGGTATTCTATTTATTTGATGAGCTTGAAGAAACCAACAAATATTTAGACGGTAAACCCTGCACCCCTTTAAACATCTTTGAAGATGAGCAAGAACTTGATTCCTACTTAGAACACTTAAATTTAAAAGGGTAATAATTATGCAAAGCAAACAATATAAAGTATTTAGGCAATACGACGGCCGAAAAGAGAATCTCTACTCAAAAAAATTGTATAGTGAGATGGAGATAAAACGCCTTTTTAAGTTAATTAAAGACGGCATAAAAGCCAATGATGGTTTTATTATTGGTGAAGGTGAGGAAGGTTTTTACGCCCGAACTTGTAAACTATCAACGCCTTTCACTTTTAGAAAAGAATTAGTAACCAATTTAATTAAATAATATTATGAGTAATAAAAGCAATTCAACATATCAACGCAAGAACGGCGTTGTAATGAAACAAATCAACTTAGCCGTAAGAGCAGATATAGCCGAAAAGTTTGATACGCTTTGCAATGGTTTAAGCAAGTCCGCAATCTTCACTCAATGGGTGAACGAAAAAGCACGGGAACAATTAGCACAGTTTAGCGAAGTTGCACCAGCTAAGAAGCCTACATATTCAATTTTAGACGGGGAATAATATGACAACTTCATTAGCTATAAGTGCGGGAGCTGCTGCAAGTGCAAACGCTGCCAATATGAGAGCCAGAAAAGCAGAAGAGGCAAGCTGTAAGATGATGGTTAAAGGTTATGAACATAACACAGCCACCATAGCAGAGCAAAAAGACTATGCACATTGTATTAATCTGCTACACCCTAAAGCCCTTGACCCATCAGCAATCTTAATACTAAAGATTCTTTTTATTATTGGCCTAATAGGTGCAGTAGTAACTTACATGAAAGAAGAATACAGCGACTTTATAGAAAGAGTTTTTATTAGCTTACTTGGTTTTATAGTAGCACCCTTAGCTGTAGCTTGTATCGGGGGCTTATTCTACGGTATTTATTGGGTATTATTTTTATAGGGTCAGATTAGACAATGGCGATTTTTTGAAATTTCAACTTGACAACTACGAAATCAACGCCATAATATACTTGTATAAATTGTTATCATTTAATAATATCTTGTAACGAACATGGACGAAAAAAATTTAACTTCGCTAGAGCTAGCTAAGATACTTTCTCTTAACCCACAATATGTAAGGGACTTAGCTAGACTTGGATTAATTCCAGCTAAGAAACTTGGTAGGCATTGGCGTTTTGATCTTGATAAGGTTGAAAAACAGATGGAACGCAACGCAGCAATAGCGGTTCAGCGTTCACTAATAAGTAACAACTCAACCGATGAAGATTAAACAATTTTACTATGGTCAATCAAGAACAAAAACGAAACAATGTAGTTAATCCGCCACTTATAGAAGTGATAAAGAGCTACCACAAAGCTGGCTTCGTTGTCACGCCTCTTAATGGTAAGATTCCCGTTCAAAAGAACTGGCAGAAAACCACGCTTGAGCTTTCTAAAGGTCAATTAGACAATGGCGATTTTGACACTATTAATAGTGCTGGTTTTGTAATACCAGACGATATGATTATTGTGGACGTTGATAACCACGACAACACCAATGGTACAGATTCCCTAAAGAAATTAAGTGAGCATTATAAATATGATTTAACTGCAAACGCAGCAGTAATAACTAACACAGCAAGTGGAGGACTACATTTATATTATAAAAAGAATAAAGAACATTTAGAGCTACCAATAGCCAATTCATTAAAGGGCTTTGCAGGCGTAGAATTTAAATCACTTAAAAGACAAGTAGTAATACCAGAATCAAAACTACCTAACGGAAAAAAATATAAACTATCCTTATTAACTACTGTCTTCTCACACTTAAAAGAACTGCCAAAGGATTTAATGTTAGACCTCTTAAAAAGAGAGAACGGAATAAAACTAGGTGAGCAAGCAGAAAGCCAAAACGATAACACACCAAAGGACGCACCAACAGATATAAAAATATTTACAGACTTATTAAAGATTCAAGACATCTCATTGCCGGGAGATAGAGGTAATAACCTATATCAAATAGCTTGTGTAGGTAAAGATCAAGGGCTGAGCAAAGCGAAAGTAACCGAGCTACTAGCAACTTACAATCAAACAAATAACCAACCACCACTTAGCCAAGATAGATTTTTACATACTATTAATAGTGCTTTTACTTATTCAAAAAATAAAACCCCGACAAGATCAGTAGCTATTGATTTTGCGGAGCCACCAGAATGTCAATTAGATGATAGCGATTTTAATAAACTATCAGAAGATGAAGCATCTAAACAAGAAGCTAATTTAATTCCGTGGATAGATAAGCTTGTTAGAACTGGTAAAGATAATTCTGGTAACATTTCAAGAACTAATTTTGGAACTCAAAACACAGAATTATTTATAGCTAATCTACCAAGATTGAAAGGTAAACTAGCAGTCAATTTATTCTCAATGGATACTGTTTGGCAACAACCAGCGCCATGGCATAAGCCTACAATATTGACAGGAGAGATTGATAAAGTATTGGACGATGACGATGTTATAAGAATCCGTCAAGAAATTAATAAAGCTGGTTTTGACCCTAGTGGGGGCCATATATTAGAAGCAACCAGAGCAGTGGCGTTCAAAAATGAATACCACCCAGTCAAAGATTATTTTGAAGGGTTGCCAGAATGGGACGGAGTAAAAAGATTAGAGCGATTTTTCCCGGACTTCTGCGAGACAGAGGACAGCAAGTATTCTCAAGAGTTAGGTATTAAACTTTTTACAGCGATAGTAAATAGAATATATGTACCCGGCTGCAAGTTTGATTATCTGCCAATATTTATTGGTGAACAAGGGATTGGTAAGTCCACCTTACTAGAAACCATAGCAATTAAACCACAATGGTATACTGATAATTTAGGCGATGTAAATAATAAAGATGTTATCTTGCGTATGAGATCAAAACTAATTGTAGAAAACGCAGAGCTTACTATGTTTAATGACGCAGATGTGAACGAGGTTAAAGCTTTCTTATCAAGAAGAACTGACAGAGATAGATTACCTTATGACAGATTGCCAAGAGATTTACCAAGACAATGTATTATTGTAGCGACCACTAATAAGGATAGATTCTTACAAGATGAGACTGGCAATAGAAGAATGTGGCCAATAGAGCTAGTTAAGATTGATAGTGATGGTATTAAAGAAAACTTAAATATGTTTTATGCCGAAGCAATAGCCAGATATAAAGCAGGTGAGTCACTATACATGGATAACTTAGAAGCTGATGTTATAGCAAAGAACAAACAAGCTGAAAGGTTTAACCAAGATGATTGGGAACCAGAGATAGTTGAATGGTTAGATAAAGAGAACATAGACAAAACAACAGTACGCCATGTGTGGTTAAATTGTTTCAATAGAGATATTGTGTCTTGTGGCTTTAGGGAACAAAAGAGAATTGGTGCTGTGTTACGTCACCTCGGTTGGGTACGCAGTACAGTTAGAATAGATGGTAAAACTCAATCTGGTTTTAGAAAATGAGTAACGTAGTTTATAAGAAAGGAGATAAAGTTTATTGTCTCAATGACCATTTTATAGGGACAATAAATAGAGATGTGTTAGCCCACGAGGTATGCTCAATTACTCTATTTGATTTTGCGCCTGACCAAAACTTTAATGCTGGTGATGAGTTAAGGTGTAAAATCTGTAATGAACTTTTCACTTTAACTAATTCCCCATGGATAACTTTGAATATAAAAAATGAAAATAAATAATTACACTAGACCACCTAATCGTCAATTACAATATATGAATACTAACCTTAATAAAAAAGAAAATATGTTTACAACAAAACCAGCTAAACCTAGATCAATGCACAGAGTATTAAGTGATATTGAATTGTGTATTAACAATGATTTACCTATAGAAGTTATTGAGACTGACATTCACCAATTAATATCTCAATTAACAGCGGTACTAGGTAAAGTTAAAGAAGGTGATAATAAGAAAGCCTTTGAGATTATGAACCCTGCAATTAATTATTATAAACTTTAAAAAAGTTCTTGACATAAAAGAATATACAAGTATATTATGTTGTCAAAGACGGTAAGAACTTAAATCTTTTTAATTTTTGTGCCTTCTAAATCTTATTAAAAAGAAAGTTTAAGATTTAACCGTCTTGGAAAAACGGTAGGTTAACGATTTCGTTTTTGTTCGTTAACCTACTAATTTAAATAACACGTAACTAAACGAAACGACATGAAGATAACGTTTGATAACGAAAAATATTTTATAACCTGTGAGTACGGTGAGCGTAACCAAATCAAAGCAGCAGGTTTTAAATGGTGTTCGCAGAACAAGATGTGGGGTACTAACAGCTTTTATATTGCGATGATGGCTGTTAAGAAATTAAATATTGAAGAGTACCCGGAAGAATTAAAGAGTTATCTAGATAATTATTCCTATAGTTACTCTGAAAAACCAGTCGTAGATTTTGAATCTCAACTATTCCCATATCAAGCAGCCGGGTACGGTGAGATAGCCCATAGAAAAAATGTTCTGTTAGCTGATGAACAAGGGTTAGGAAAAACTCTTCAAGTGATCTTCTTCATACAAAATTACCAAGAGTTCAGGAGACGGATTATCGTTTGCCCAGCTTCATTAAAATTAAATTGGGCTAGAGAGTTCAAGAAGTGGGCTGACATGGATACCTTTGTAGTTAGAACTGGTAAAGATAGATTCCCAAAAGATGCCTCAACAATCATAGTAAACTACGACTTACTCAAATCAAAAATAATTAACGACCAATTAATAGCTTTCAAAGCTACTCTATTAGTATGTGATGAAGCACATTACTTGAAGAACGCTAAGACACAAAGAACTAAAGCCGTTGGAAAGCTAGCCCGTGTTGTACCCAAAAAAATATTTTTAACAGGCACACCACTATTAAACAGACCAGTAGAACTATACCCATTGATAAAGATGTTAGCTCCGCATGCGCTTACACCATACCAAGACTATAGAAATTATGCCTACAGATTTTGTAATGCTTACAATTCAAAATGGGGTTTAGATGTATCTGGTAATTCAAACGTAGAAGAATTAGGCGTACGTTTAAGAGCTACTTGTATGGTTCGCCGTCTAAAGAAAGATGTAATGAAACAATTACCAGATAAAACTATTCAGTTAATACCGTTTGAATTATGTAAGAAAACTGAAAAGATTATAGAAAGGGAAGAGTGGTTTTTTATAGAGGACTTAAAGAAATACCCAGAGCGTGGTAGTATGGGAGAGCTTGCACAAATCAGACATGAACTAGCAGTAGCTAAGATTGATGAGAGCGCAAGATATATAACTGACTTATTACATAGTATTGATAAGGTGGTTATCTTCGCTCATCACTACGATGTAATCAACGGAATCAAAGACAAACTACAAGAGTTTAACCCAGTGGTTATAACTGGAAAACACGTTATGAAAAATCGTCAAAAAGCAGTAGATGATTTTCAAACTAAGGAAGATGTAAGAGTTTTCATCGGGCAAATCCAAGCAGCCGGCACAGGGCTGACGCTCACAGCAGCTAGTACCGTAGTGTTCGCCGAGACTTCTTGGGTACCCGGTGAGATCAACCAAGCAATAGATCGTTGCCACCGTATAGGGCAGAAGGATAATGTAACTGCAAAGTTCTTAGTGGTTGAGAAAAGTTTAGACGAAACCATGCTAAAAACTATCTTTGATAAAGAAAAAACTATTAACCAATTATTGAAATAGAAACATGAGTACAACATTAAAATTTGAAGGCAATATAGTAAACTTAGATAATCTTTTTAGTCCACTGCATTACTTAGAAGTGCGAGAATCTAAAACTAGCCATCTTTTAGGATATTTAAGTTTCCCCCACCATCTTATTCAGAACCCTACGGTGAGAATACCGTTGGTTAAAACTAGCCATTACGGGGTTAAATTTGATTTTGAGGATAATTTCCCAACATGCTGCAATGCTCAATACCGGGAGTTCCAAGTTCGTACTGCGTTTGATTATAGAGGGCGCCCTATATTTAAATACTTAGAGGCAGATTTCAATGATTGGGAAGATGTAGTTAAAGATAAGAAAAATGAATTTGCTAGTGAGTACATGACTGTAAAGGGTGTGGATTATATTAGGCTATCAAAGGATTAAACTTTGATAAAGAGAAAACTATTAACCAATTATTAGCATAACTATGGGAGTATTCACACAGGTACAATTACGCAGGCAAGAATTAATAAGTAAAGGTTTTCCGGCTAATAAATTAGTTATGGTAACTAATGCGGTAACTATATTAGCTGTTCTACAAGAAACTGTACACGATAAAGAATTAATTAAAAACTATAAGCAAACCAGAACTTTTTATGGTATGGATGTTGTTATAATAAAGGGTGATAACTTTGACCATAATAGACACATACATT